AACATCAGCGGACTCCAAGCGAAATCGATGCGGCGCGTTCTTTGTGACGAGGTTTGGACGTGGGACAAGGGTATGATCCGCGAGGCTCAGGGGCGACTGCATGACCGATGGAACCGGCAGTTTTACTTGCTATCTCAGGGTGGCTACGTCGGCGACGATTGGCACAAGAAATGGGCGGCAACTTCGCAGCATGAGTTCTCTTTCTGCTGCCCAGCGTGCGAGACATGGCAGGGCTGGCGATGGGAGAATGTGGTTTACGATGACTCCATCGCGGATCGCGTGACGATGGCTCAGACGGCCCGAATCAAATGCTCGAATGCTGATTGTGACTACCACATCGATGACAAGCCGCAGATTCGACGCCAACTTGCGACCGCTGGAAAATACATTCAGCAGACCGATGGCATGCCAGACTCGAAAGGCTACCATTACAGCGCGTTGGCGAACTGGAGACTTCCAGTCTGGCGACTCGTGATCGAGCGTTGTGAGGCAATGGACGAAGTCAACCGGGGCAATCTGGATTTGTTGCGGCAGTTTATTCAAAAACGCTTGGCGGATTTCTGGAGCGATGAGCAGGAGGACAACCGAGCGATCCTTACCGGCAGCGGATACAGCCTTACCGAATTTGATAACGGCGAGAAATGGGAGGACGAAGCGCATCGATTCATGACGATCGACCGCCAGCAAGATCACTTCTGGGCATTGATCAGGGCGTGGTCAAACGACGGAAGCAGCCGGATGTTGTGGTTCGGCAAGATCGACACATGGGAGCGCGTAAAGGTTATTCAAGAAAAATACAAAGTCGAAAACCGCAAAACGCAAATTGACTGCGGCTATCAAAAAGACGAAGTTTACAAACGCTGCGCTCAATACGGCTGGCTTGCATTGCGAGGCGACCAGCGCGACAACTATCCACATCCGTCAAAATCGGGCAAGCCAATTTACAAATCGTATTCTCGCTATCAAAACGTAACGGCATCGGACGGAAAAAAGACGATGGTTTGTTTTTGGTCGAACCTGGCGCACAAAGACATTCTGTTTCAGCTCAGAAACCAAAAAGGAGTAAGCTGGGAAATTCCAGAAGATGCAGGCCGTGAATACTTGCGGCAGATTGATGCAGAAGTCAGACGCGGCGAGGGTAAGACGGCAGTGTGGAAAAAAAAGCACAACGACAACCACGCGACCGACTGCGAAGCCATGCAAACCGTCCTAGCTTCAATGCTTGGCATAATTGGCACGCAGCAAGATACGGAAGAATGATATTTGACACGGGACATCTTGCATGGATGTATCGCCTAAAACGCTGATTCAGGCGTATTATGACGCAGCGCAAGACGATCCAACAATCTTGGGCGCGCTTGTCGATGCAAGGACCGAGGCCCTAAATGGCATGCTTTCAAAAGGCGGCGGCAACACCTTGACTAATTCACAAAAAAACGGAATCAGCTATTCCGTCCTTGTTTCAATGCCAGAAACAACACGCATCACGATCCTAAACACTGCGATCAACTGGATCCGACTTGGAATCAGACCTGCATCAAAAACAATAGGAACCATGCAAAACTATGATTGTTGATCAATTCGGGAATAGTTACAAACAAGCGCAAGGAGCGATCACGCAAACGACATCGAGGCCATGGCAGCCTACGCCAATGCGCGACATCGGCGAACTTGTGCCTGCGCGCGATAGAAAAACGCTTGTTTCATTTTCTCGCAGGCTATACTTGAACGAAGGCATTTTGCTTGGAGCAATTCAGCAAAAAGCCATGTATTCGGTCGGACGCTCATGGCAGGCGCAATCAAAATCAACTGATCGAGAATTTGCCAGACAAGCTGAAAATCTAATCAATGATGAATGGTATAAAATCTGCGACGTCCGAGGCGGTCAAAACACGTTTCAAACAAACCTTTACACAACTTCTTGCGCGGTGGATCGGGACGGCGAAGCATTTATTTTGCTTACCAAAACCGATAACGATTATCCTAAGATTCAGCAAATACCCAGCCATCGAATTGCCAACCCAAACGGCATGCCTGATGGAAAGATCACAAGCGGAACGCACAAAGGAAAAAACCTAATTGATGGAATCATTTACTCGAACGGCGCTCCCCTGGCTTATTGTTTTAATGATCAAAGAGGCGAGTTGTTGCAATACTTAGATTCGCAAAATGTAATTCACATTTTTGATCCGTCATGGCAAGAGCAAGGCCGAGGATTGCCAGCATTTACGCACGCGCTGAACGACCTGCGCGACTCCTTGCAATCGCACGAATGGGAGAGGTATGCGCAGCTCATGCTTTCATCCATCGCGATGATTGAGACAAACGAAACTGGATTACCAGACATCGATGACAATCAAAACGTGATCAATGGCGACGCGACGACCCCAGAGCGAGGAATCATAACCGAAACGTATCAAGGCGGTCAGGTTAAGTATTTCGCAGCAAAAAGCGGCGGCAAACTAGAAACAATAAAAAATGATCGTCCTGGCGATATGTGGGAATCGTTTCAAAATCGGATTTACCGCAAAGCTCTGGCCGGTATCAACTGGCCATATTCGATGGTATGGCACGCAACCGGGCAAGGAACTGCGGAGCGCGCGGATCTCGGTAGGGCGCAACGTGCGGTCGAGGATCGGCAAGACCTGCTGGAATACGCGGCAAACCGTATTATCAATTACGTCACGGCAAAATTTGTCAATCTTGGCAGGCTGCCAATTGCTGAAAACTGGTATAAATGGAAATTTACATATCCTAAAAAAATCACAATCGACGATGGCCGAGTCTCGAAAGAATTGATTGAAATGTGGAAAAGCGGATTCTTAAATCCTCAGGATGTGCTTGGCTATCTTGGAAAATCTACTGATGAACACCTAAACGAGCGCATAGCTTATTTGGTGGAACAAAAAACAAAGCAAAAAGCAGTCAACGAATCAAACCTCGGAATCAGAATTGAAGATCGAGAAATGGCAATGTTGACACCAAACGAAACACAACAACCAGCAGCACAATAATATGGCGAACGAAGTAACATTTGCATGCAATTTGAAAGCCGTGAAAAACGGCGCAATCATCAATCAATCGTCAAACATGGTCGCGGACATGGTCGGAAGCGACATGATGCAAAACACGCAGAACATCGGCACGACCGCAGAGCTGGTGACATTTGGCGACATCACAGGAGCGCCGCAGCAGGTCATGATCAAAAACCTCGATGCAATTAATTATATCGAGCTCGGCGGTGACTCTGGATTGACCGTGTTCAAAATCAAATTGCTAGCCGGTCTCTCATGTCTATTTACGCCATCCTCGGCGACTCTTTACGCAAAAGCAAACACTGCATCCGTTTTGGTTATGGTCGCGGCCGTGGAAGTATAATCTAAAAAAAATATGCAAAACGAACTATTAAACTATTTGGTTACGCAGCAAATATTTGCTTGTGATGCAAAGCAAATTCATAAAGCGGCGCATGCCAATATGGACATGCACGAATATGATGATTTTTACGTGGAACGGCCTGAAATCATGATTGAAAATGGAATTGCAACAATTTCAATACAAGGACTTTTGACAAATGGCATGCCTAAAATTTACGAAAAAATGGGCCTTATCACAAGTTACGAAACAATCAAATCAGAAATTGAAAGTGCAATTCTTGCCGGAGCGCAAGCAATTCAGTTTAATGTCAATAGCGGCGGCGGAAGCGTAAACGGAGCGATCGAGCTATCGCGGTATATTTCCAGGCTGACAATTCCAACGGCCTCAATGGTGACATCCTGCGCTTGTTCAGCAGCTTATATGCTTGCCTGCGCGACAAACTATATCGAAGCAACTGAAACCGCGCAAATTGGCAATATAGGCGCAATTATGACGTGGGATGATTACACTAAATACGACCAGCAAATGGGGATCGAAGAAAAGGCAATTTACAACAATGGCGCAACTCTGAAATCAACATTTCACACTGCACCAAACGATGAGCAAATTGCATTTTTGCAAGATACCGTAAATCAACACGGAGAAATCTTTAACAGCTTTGTAAAATCGCAAAGATCAGTTGTTGAAGAGGTTTTTAAAGCTGGCTGGTATTACGGAGAAAAAGCATTGCAACTCGGATTGATCGATAAAATTAAAGACTGAAATTTGACACCACAACTTAAACATGAGCATGTTTGCTAGTAAAAAAGATTTGGAATTGGCGCAAGGTAACATCGTTTCTTTGGAAAGTGATTTATCTGCATTGCAACACGAATTTGCAGAATCACAATTGGCAGTTGTCGCGCATGCGCAAACGATCAATTCACTTAATGCTATTGTTGCAACAATGCAGGAAGAACGGCAAACAATTGAATTGCAGCTTGCAGAAGCGCAAACGCTAATTGCAACATTGAATCAATCGGTGGCTGATGCTGAAGTTTCGGCAAATGCACGCGCAATTGAAATCGCCGCACAAGCCGGACTTGCTCCGCTGGCAGTTGATCCAAACGAATCGGAATCAACCAACACCAAAACCCGCGCAGAATTTAACCAACTTAACGCCAAGCAAAAATCCGATTTCTGCAAAAACGGCGGCAAAATTGTTTAACGCTTTTATGGCAAGACCAAAAAAAATTCAAGAACTCGAACCTGATGATGAATCTGAAAACGTGCAAAAAACACTAGATCAAATTCTAATCATGCCGATTGCAGAACTTCTGAAACTAACACCCGAACAACAACAACTTTTCCGCGCTAATGGCGGGACTTCAACTGAAAACTAAATATCATGGCTAACACCCTTACCAACCTGATTCCTAATGTCTACGCCGCTCTGGACGTAGTTTCTCGCGAACTTGTCGGCGCATTGCCCGGCGTAACTCGTGACGCTAAGACTGATCGGATTGCATCGAACCAAACGCTGCGCATTCCGCAAGCTCCAACCAACACGACATCGAGCTATACGCCCTCAATGGCTGTTCCTAGTGCGATTGATCAAACTATTGGCAATGCCGCTTTGACTCTCAGCAAAAACAAATATGCTGGCTTTTCTTGGACTGGTGAAGAAATCTACGCAATGGATCAAGGCCCGGGCTTTTTG